CTCGGCCCTCCGAAGAAATCTCCGTTCCGCTGATGTTGGCCACTGGCTCCACGCCCACCATGTCCCGGACGCTTTCCCGCAGCAGGGACACTGCCCCCTTTCCGTCCGCGGCCTTCGGATCATCGAAGCTCACCGTCTCCAAAATTGGGGCGGTGCTTTTTTGTGCTCCCTCCAGCTTTACCCCGTCCTCCGTGAGCTTCACGTTGGGCGCATTTGCCGCCCGGTTGATGAGTGTCTGCCCGCCGCCGAGAATTCCTCCAACCACCGCGCCGCCGGCAAATTCCTCCGCCGCGGTGCGGGGGTTCAGCACGGCATTTTCATCCGTGACAGATGCCAGCGGGTTTCGCTTCTGGTAAATCAGATTTTGCAGGCCCCGTTCCATAATGCCCTGGGCAACCTCTTCCTTGCCCTCGTCCACCATGGAATCAACCCACGCTTTTAGAGCAGAGCCGCCCTTTTGCAGCTCCTTGGGAAGTGTCTGAATGCCTCCGCCGACCTCAATGGCAGCGTTGAGCAGCCCGTTTCCCATGGCGTAAAGATTCGCGGCCGTTTCTCCGGCTCCGTCCGCTTTCGCCTGCTGGTAACTGTCACCAGCCACCTGAGAAAACGCCAGCCAATACTGCGGGTCTTTCGCAAGGCCCTGTACCATCCCTCTGACTGCGGCTATGGCCCCGCTGCTTTGCGCCGCCGCGGACGCCGCCTGAAGCCCTGCGGTCCCGGCCTGCGCCGCAGTGCTCATTCCCGCTGTGGCAACAGCGGTCAGGGCCTGCGGAACCGCCGCCACGGTAGCCGTTCCGTATTTGTCAACAATTTCCGCCGCTTTCCCGCCCCGCTCCACATTGGGTTGAAAATATGTCTGGTTGGTTTCCTTGGCCTGCTGTACCCTGCGGGTCAGCGCAGAGACGGGGTTATTGCTCCAATCCTGCCCCAATAGATTCCCAAGGCCGGTAATATTCTGCCCCACCAACCAATCCGCCGTGCTGGTAAGTCCGCTCATGGCGCTGTCAATGCCCTTTGTCGCAATGCCCCCGGCCAGCTTCGCCGCAGAAAAACCTTCTTCACTTTTCGGTTCCTTTGCAATCGCGTGGCTGTGCTTTTTCCAAGAGGGAGATTCCGAGGGTGCCGCAGCACTCCCCGCCGCCGCAGTTTCAGCAGAAACGGGTTTGGTCTTCGTACTGACGCGCCCGCCGCCGACTTCGCGCCACTGGCCGGCAGACCGGGGCGCATAGGCGCTCCCGGTCTTGTTGGCCGCGGCTGCGGTGGAGGCAGAAGCGGGCGCAGGTACTTCGCTTCCTGTGGACCGCAGCCGCGCCAGCCTCCCGGAAATATTATTCGATTCTTTGTTCCGTTGCTGTTCGGAGGAACCATTTGCAGCGGTAGGAAGCATCCCTGCGCTGCTCTGGCGAAGTTTGTTCAGTCTTTCTTCAATAGTCCCCATGATATCCCCCTTTAATATCCAAGGTAATTCAAAAGCCATTCCTTTTCCGCACTGGATATATCGGCTTTTTCAATCGCGTCTGCAACCTCACCTGCGGTTTTATACCCATTTCCTGCGTGCGACAGCCGATTGTAGATAGAACGCGCCGCATCAGACAGCCCGCTTGCATCCTTGATAGAACTTGCTCCGTATGCATGGTCGTAGGAACCGCTCCCATAGTAATAATCGTAGGTTTTAATCACTTCGTCCGTCACATTTCCGTTTTCAATGGCTTTCTCCGCCTGAGCAAGCGTAAGCCTTGGTTTTTCGGTTGGATTCGCCACAGGGGATGATTTCTTATTGGCCGCTGCCGCTTGCTCCGCCTGCCACTGCTTTTGCATAGAGGAAATCTGCGCATCGGTATAGCCCAGCGCCTTATAGCCAGTGAAATCTCCGTACTGCGCAAGCGTCTCCGCCTGACTGGCCGTTTTGTTCCATTCGTCCTGCGACATCCCATAATTCCACTGGTCTTTCTGGTACTGGTTGGCGATGGCGTCCTGCTGGGACTGATAGTTAAAATTCCGACTGTCAGAATCCACACCGTAGTTGAAGCTGCGGTCTGCATTCCATTGCGCAAGCTGATCCGCATATTTGGCGTAGTCGGCACTCTCAAGGCCAGATAGCAGAGACAGGTTGTTCCTATCCCCGGAAAGTTTCGTCTGGTACATCTCCATAGCGGCTTGTTCCAGCGCCTCCATGTAGTTGTCGTAGGTCTGCTGCGACGCGACCCCAGCATAGGACGAAGCCAGTCCCCCCGTCCGGGCGCTTACCTGACCCAGTGTATCCTGCATGGCCTTCTGCCCGTTTTTGGTGTAACTCTGCTGCAAGGCCGAATATTCGTCTCCAGTTTTGAATCCGCCGTAGGAGCTGTTCAGAACCTGCTGCACCAGATCAGCGATCTGGTCCGAATATTTGCTGGTGTAGCTGGGGGCACTGTCACCGGCCGTGTTTCCCGACGCGCTTTTACCGGAGGAGCTGCTGGAGGATAGCTGCTGACCATACAGGTATGCGTCGGCGGCGTATCCATCATTGGATGAAATCCCCTTGTCGGCATAATAATCCTGATTTGCGGCAATCTTCTCATTCCGCTGGCTGTTCAGATCGTTTACAACAGACTGGTCTGCCCCATTGGCAATCGCGTCCTTGATCTCCTGCGCGTAGTTTCTGTCCTTATCGTAGGCCATTTCTAATCACCTCAATTACTCGAATTGGATTCCAGCTGCTTGAGCTTCTTTTTAACGCCGGAATCGTTGAATTCAATCTGCTCCTGCATATAGGCAATGTAGTCTGAAAGGACTTTCACGGCCTTTTTCGGGTCTTCAGGAAGCTCCCCGACCGATTTTGAAAAGACTGCCATATCACACCTCCGAACCGACCCGGTACTCCCGCAGCAGTTCCAGCACTGCGCAGGGACCTTTGCCGGAAATCCTGATCTCAAATTTATCACACCGCCGGGGGACCACCGGGAATAAAACCGCGTCTTCCTTCTGCCCAATGGCGGTTCCGGCCCTCTCCCATTTGCCTCCGTCGCATCGGTACTCCACAGTCAGCCTTGAACCCTTCGGGACCTCTGCCCGGACGAACACCCGGCTGTACCGCTTGCGCCCCTGAATGGTTTCAAAAAACGGGGCCAGCTGCGCCGACCATGCGACCACCTCACTCCCAACGCCCGCGCTCTCCGCCCAGACGCTCCCGTCGGAAGATAGAAGGTAGAGGTTCCCATCCAGCCGCGCAAAGTCCACCGCGTCCGCGTCGTCCTCACGCATCCAAAAGCCTGTTGCCGTGTCGTACACAAGAATGGATACCGCTGTACCATCCTTTGCGGACAAGAAATACTTGGTCCCGTCTGTCCCGGCAGTTCCGGCGGAATACCGATGATTCCCGAATGCGGAGGAAATCAGGCTGGGCGCTCCGCCAGAATAGGCATAAACGCCTCCGACCCCCAGATAGAACAGCACTTCGTTGATGTTCACCATGGACTTGCTGCATCCGCACAGAACCCCTGCATATTGATAGGTCGCCATTTGATATTCCGCCGGATAGCTGCCCAGAATCTTGTGCAGGCATTCTTCCTTCCAACACAGCACATTGCCGCCCAGCGCACAGATGCCGGTAAAGTCCCCATGGCTTCCAACGGCCACGGCGTAGCTGTCTGTGGAAACGCCGTCGTAAGCGAAGAAGTTGCCGGGGTCGCCCAGCGACGAGGCATAGATCGTCTTGTCCGCATTGCACACCCCCCACAGCCGATTCTCACTCTCGCAGATATAATCAAGAGCCGGGAGTGTCCGCTCAATGGTGATGGCGGCGGTGTCCGTTCCTGCGCTCGAAAATGTCCCATCCGGAAATGTCAGGGAATTGGCTGAAACAGCAACTACCTTTGCGCGGTCTGTATATCGCCCAGAATCAGCAGAACCAGATACCGTTACACGGTCCCCAACCTTGAAATAAGACTGAAAATCAGGGACCGGGTGAATTGCGGAAACGACATTGAATGTCACATCGCCGAAATAATACAAGGCGTATCCGTTGTAGGAAGAAACCGGGCAGCTCGTAACAATTCCGTAATATCCGTCCGTGTTGTTTTCTGTATAATCAGTAACGTCGTTGTGCGTCTGTCCGCCGGAATTATATACATGGACATTTTTCCAGTTTAGCTGCCAATCTCCTCATATTGCAGACTTCTTCAACATGACGATTTTCCCGATGATGGATGCAGCAGCCGCTTCGTTTGTGGGGGAAACCTCCGCCTCGCCCGTCAGCGTCCAGCCGTTTTCGGCAGACCGTATAGGTCTTGATGTAGGGCGTCTCCACGCTGTAACTGTTCAGCCCGTATGCGTATGTCAGGCGCTGCGTCTTGGTCGCGTAAACATTCGGCGACATGGTAATTGAGTTCGCCGTAAAGATTGCCTGAGAATCCGCAACACTGGAAAGGGAAGCATTCAGCGGCTTAAACTCTTTGCTGTTCAGGTCCAGATACATCTTGTCCGGCCAGATGCACAGTTTTGTGTTGACAACCGCGAATTGCTTTTCACCGGTCGTCACCGTGCCGACCGTCTCCCCGTCATAGATCAGGCTTGTCCCATCCACTACGATCAGCTTGCCCCAAGCAAAGATGGCGGTGGGGGCGGTATAGTCGGAGATTGGCTCCCGCTGCATCCGGGGAGACAGCAGGGGAAACCTTCTGACAGACAGATTTTCCGCCGCAGCAATGTCCCCTTCCTGCGTGTTGTCGGAAAGGTTCAGGCCGCGAAACGCTACTATCTGCTTTTTTGCCGCATTCTCGGCATATTTCATTTTAGGAAGTCTCATAGGGTCCCTCCAATTTTAAAAGGTCTTCCAGCCCCCGGAGGCTTTCGGCAGATGGGTGCGGCGATACCACCCCCGGAATTCGTTGTCAGCCTGCGTGAACATCTCCATATCATTCTCGTAGGAGTTCATTTCCCGGTTGTGCCAGTCGATCATGGCAATCAGATAAAGTTCGTACACATTGGAATACGGATGCTGTGCCAGAAGCTCCGTCTCCGCGTCCTGAGGAAACTTATACGAAATTGGGGCTTCCTGCCCCATCAGTTCCACGCTGTATTTTCCGTCCAGTTCCGAGAGCCACGATGTCAGGATTTCGTCGCCGTAGATATCCGGTTTCAGCTTCTGTACCTTTGTAATAGCCTCTCCCACTTTCATAGGAAGCACCTCCAATCGTATCGCGGCCTCTCGCCGCCCCTGACGGCGTACCGCATCCAGTCCAGCCCCACAATCACCGGCCCGCTGGCAGCGCACCACAGGGCCATAAACTGCGGGCAGACCTGCCCCAGCAGATTCCCCGGCATTCCGGAGTAGTCCCAGACACGCCAGCCCAGCCAGAGATTCAGGATGCACCCGGCGGCAAACTCCGTCGCCGTGATGGCAAGGCCGCACAGGATGGCTTGTGTCCAAATTGGACACCGCCACGGCAGCTCAGCACCCATGCGCTCCATGACGAGGCCCAGCAGCAGCGCCAGCACCAGCATGGTCCAGCTAATCCCCTGGGGATGCCCCCGCGCGGTCTTCCAGCCCACTTCTATGAGAAAGTACACGGTCCCCACGAAGCACGCCAGCAGGCCGCTTAGAATCGCGTCCCCGGCCTTATTCATTGCCGTCCTCCGCAGCGGCCAGCACCGCCGCCATGTGAGCCGCCAAATCCTCCGGCAGCTCCGCCCCATATGTAATGGCCTGCACCTCCGCAACCGTCTCGCAGCGCTTCACCCAAGCCCGGACGTGGTTGCAATAGGTCTGGTGGTACAGCACATGCGCCGTGGCCGTCCGGGCCATGATGGCGATGTCCGCCGCCGAATAGATTTCACACAGCGCCCCGTCCAGATGGTAGGCGTAGCCGCTCCCGCCCGCCAGAATCGCCGCCTGCGCCGTGCTGAGGTTGATCTGGTCGGGCAGCGTCAGCGAGATATGCCCCGCCGTACCGTCGCTCAGCGTCACGCCGCACCCGCTCGAGATGGCCGCGTCGCACCCGGCGTTGATTTCCGCCAGCTTGTCGGCCTGTACCTGCGCCAATGTCAGCACCGGCCCCGGATGCTCCTTCTCCCACTTGGTAATCTCTTTGGCGGTCGCTCCCTCTTTCCATGTGGAGCCGTCCCACTTGGGGGTTACAAAGCCCACAGCGCCCGCATGGGGCCGCATGAGAGGCGGAGCAACATCTACCAGCGATTCTCCATCAGCAAGCGCGTACCCTTGTACCTGCGGCTCTGCATCTTCCGGGAGCAGCACCAGCACAAACGTCTGGTAGTATCCGGTAGCGTTAACAACACAGCAGTGTTTGTATTTTTTCATATTCATCTCCGATCACGCACCGTAGAATGATTGCGCCGGGAAAACAAGTGTAGCGTTTCCGGGCGGCGCTTTTACCCACAACGTGATTCCTCCCCACGGCGTAACAAGGCATGTATAATCAAGCCCCGTAGCAGCATCAACCGCATGCAACCACACATTGTGACTAATCGGGTAATATCCGACTGGCAGTGTCGCAATCTGCTGCCCGAGAGCAACGTCCGCTGGGGCAATAATTATT